TGTGGCTGCTGCTGAGGCACTTGATGCCGAGGCTGTGGCGCTATTAGAGGCACTTGTAGCACTGGTAGCAGCAGAAGCAGCACTTGTAGCAGCCGATGCTGCTGAAGTGGCTGCAGACGTGGCTGAACCTAGAATGCTATCTACATAATCCTTCGGCGCAGCCGAGGAAGCAGACATACCTGCGCTAGATAGACCAGTGATGACAGGGCTACCAGAGATGGTAGGGCTGGTCAGGGTCTTGTTGGTCAGGGTCTGGGTAGCATCAACAATGACTACCGTACCTGTGGTATTAGGTAGGGTGATTGTATTGTCCTGAGTAGGGTCAACTACAGTCAGGATAGTCTCGTAGGCATCAGCCGTAGCACCCTCAAAAGATATGCTTGCAGCAGCAAGCGGCGTACCAGTAAAGGTAGGGTTAGAAATTGTAGGGCTGGTAAGAGTCTTGGCAGTAAGGGTCTGTGTCTTGTCTGTACCTACTACATCACCTTCGCCAGAACCAATCCCGTGCATTGACTGGGCATTACCTGCGCCATCATTATAAGAAGCAGAAGCCTGAGTATGTAGGTTGGCATCACGGAAGTCTCTACCGATAGCCATATGTCTTACTACAGCACCTGCTGAATGTGACTGTGCAGATGAACCATCAATGGCTCTGGTGATTGTAAATGTATTGGTAGATACCGCCGTAGCATCTACGATTTCTTCAAGAGCAGTATCAACATCTATAACTAAAGTATATGTTCTGCCTGCGGGGATTGTTACACCACCAAGCAAGGCTGTGCCTGATACTACTGTCATAGTAGCAGCACCTGCGGTAATAGCACTAGTCAGTGTTGACTGTTGGCTACGGGACGAGTATTGACGTGTTGGCATTTATGTTCCTATCGGCTGTAGTGAACTCGAGCTGGATATTGACTTTGAAATGATAGTATCTCTTCTCTAAGTCTCTGTTGATAAAGTGAAAATATTTGTCGGACTGCGGTATTGGCTGAACCAAATGGACGCTTAGCGTCAATCTCATCAGCTTGTGGACTAATCTGAGAAGCACGTGCTGGGTCAAGATATGTAAGAAGTCTATATGCTGTGCCGAGGGTTACCACATCTCTGGCTGATTCAGGGTATCCTGTCTGGGTTGTGAAGACTTGGTTAGAAGCTGTGAAGGCTGATGGTTGCTTGATATAGTTAACCTTGACGGTACGACCAGAGGTTATGTAATCTCCAATGGTAACTGTCTGGGAGCCTGTGCCCCACGTTACAGCCTCAGACTTAGGGTCAAATGTAAATCTGCGTATGTTTATCCACTCTTTGCTTGGGCCAATATCTTGCCAAGACATAGTTAGAATGTTTTCAATATTAAGTGGGTCACCATTAGTATCAGTTAATTCATAGGTTGTGACGGCTGCATTGTATGTAAAGGTTGTCTGACCTATAACAAGAAGTTGTGAGCCCATTGCTCTGATAGTATCATTGATAGCCTTCTTGATTACATACCTAGGAAATATTGGGGAGATTGTTACCTTAGTATCTACAGCAGCAGTTGAAGCAGTAGTTCCTAGATAGCCACGCCCATAGGGCGCAACAGTTGCTGTATTAGCAACGCGGTCAAATGAGTCAACCCACATCAACTCTTCGCCTACCTCTATAACACCTTTACCTACGGAGTCGGTGGAGCCTAGGCTCAAGATTGTTGGCGAAGAACTAGGGGAAGTTAATGTTGTGACTGCAGCAGTAAGGTGTGTACTTCTATCCTGCTGATAGGTATAACCTGAAAGATTGATAATGACTTCATCAATCATTTCACTTAGTGTTGTCATACGTCAATACTCCTTAAGGCTGCTAGAGGTGAAAGGTTAGTAGTGCTAGCAAGTTCATTACAGATACCACCCAAGGCCTTGAAATCTTTAGGTTGACGGGTTGCATCTGCCTCTAGATTAAGGGCGCCTATAAGCGCCTTACCTGATGTACCTGCTAGTGAGTTAGCAGCAGCAGTAGCAGTCAGATATGAAGTCAATACTGGATATGTCCCACTATTAGCCAAGCGATTAAGTTCGCTTGTGAATGAACTACCTGCTACACCTGTTGCCATTATCTATACCCAGCCGTTTTCTTTGCTATCGATTTTGGTTGTTTAACAAATTGTTTGCCCTTTTTATTACCTTGGGCTTTTGCTTTATTAGTGGCAGCTTTCTCAACAGGAGTTAGATTAGCCCACGCTGCTTCAGGTAGATATCTCTTCTTACCCTTAGAAGGTTTGCCATCAGAAGTTTTCCACTTCTGCTTAGTCCAACTCTTTAAAGACTTCTGTGATTTAGCCAGTGCCATTACTTGTAGCCTCCGCCTGCCTTCTTGTATTGCACAGCAAGTAACTGTGCTTTACGAGCAGACCATTCTCCTGGGTCTCCACCCTTGGAGCCAGCTTTAATTTTATTAAATAGTGCTTTACGCATACCAGGTTTGGTGTAGTTACCAGCCTCATTAACCTTAGACTTAGGTTTAGCTTTCTTCTTCACCACTTCACCTTATCTGCCCAGTAAGCGGCACTCATCTTGCCTTTAGCAATGTTCTTACTATGGCGTGCCTTAAATGATGCACGCTTGTTCTTCATTCTTTCGCCTTCGCCAGCCTTAGGCTTGCCTGCAGTCTCAGCACCTTGTTCGCCGAAACGAATAGTCTTGACTTGGCTGCCTTCTTTAGCCACTACAATGTGTGACTTCTTTGGATGTCCAGGGGTGCGCTTAGGTTTATTAAAACCTGCTACGCCAGCCCTCTTAAGCCTTGGGTCTGCTTTGCTTGCCATATTCCCCATACTTTCCTAGTACTGCTCTTACTGTTCCATTCTTGTTTAACCGCACTACATATCCATCTCTGATTTGCACAGAGTTAAAACCGTAGTGCGGTTTCAATTGTCCCGATGACATTGTTATCGAGAAAATCTGCCAGATGTCCAGCGATAAACTGGTCCGACACCTGATTGGTCTTCAAAATCATTACGCATCTTAGCGAAGCCTCGGCTATTAGGTTTTATGGTTGGTGATGATGGCACAGCAGTTGTATCTGCACTACCACCAATTGTTTTTACACCAAACTTTGTATAAGCCTTACCTCGTTGTACTTTCTTTTCCATTTACTTACCTTTCTTTTGTTAACTCATCTTATGGTCAAAAGACATTCCACTGACACCTATTGAAGGAGTATAACCCATAGGGTTAACGCCACCTTTATTAGGTTTTACCTTTGAACCAGGGGTTTTCTTTTTTGGTTTAGGTTTATTTGGAGTAGGGCTAGGCATGGGTTCTGGCATACCATCATATGATTGGAACCAATCTGGTTTAGCCATTATTGGTTTGCGCTATTCGGGAATCCGACACCGCCAGCCATACCACCACGGGCTGGACGTCCTGTTCCTAAACCACCTATACGGGTTTTACCTGGTACTTTTGTAACTTTTGTGCTATCCCAAGTTTCTTTCTGTTTCATAGGCTTACCATCCCACTCAGGGCTATAAGGAACCCGCTCAGATAGTTTTGCTTCATATGCTTTCTTGGCCATCTCAGGACCAAGATTAGCCTTACCTGTTTTCTTTGCCATAATTAATCTCCGTAATTTCCCATTGGATAAGCGCCAGTTTTATTGGCGATTTGGTCTTTAATTTTTCTTATATTGCTTGGATTAACTTTGCCTTGTTGTATCATTTTTTCAAACATTGCTTCGGCTTTTGCTATTGCAGCATTTTCAGCAGCGTTAATTTCTTTCTTCCGTTGCTGGGCTGTTTTGCCTGAACTAATTCTACCTGGCATAATTACTTCTTCTTGCCCATCTTCTTCATAGCCATCTTCTTGGCTCCAGCCTTCATAGCCATCTTCTTGTCTGACTTCTTAGCTATCTTGCCCTTGGACTTGGCTTTCATTTCATTTCCATAATGCATTGGCATTTTATTCTCCTAGTAAAGATTGGCTGGCTTTTTTTATTCTTGCTTTTGTTTCTCTGTTTACTATTCCTCTTGCACGGGTTGCAGTACGACTGCGGTCTGAACCCATCTGACGAGCAATAATTGGAATTAACTTCTTACGAAGCGCAGATTCTTCGCTTGGCTTAAGACCAAGTTTTCCAAGTCCCTGATTTACATATTTACGCGCTGCTGTTTCATACCCCATTGCGCCACCTTTAAGTGCTCTCATTGAAGCGCTTTGGGATTCTTTTTCTGCATATGTTGCCATTATTTTATGCTCCTAGTTGATTAAGTACTGCTGCTGATTTTTTATTTATATGTTTTGCTGGTGCCATCTTGCTAGAGTCATAAGGTTTACCCAGTATCTCGCTAGCCTTAACTGCCTCTTGAATCTTCTTTATAGAAGTTCCAGCAGGCTGGATACCTTGGGCTCTTGCCGCTTTGTAAGCATCCAATTCTTTGTTAAATGCTTTAGTTGGCATAGACCTTTGGCTATGTGCATCACCAGTGTTCATCTGTATACTCAAACCCTTACAGCCAAAGCATCCTTCAACTGGCTCAGGGTGATGTTCCCAATGTTTCATATCGCTGTAAAGTTATCCTCTGTGACACCTACACCGCCAGCTATTAGTGCTGCCTTAGTAGCATCATCTACTGTGTGGTTATAGCCACCTGCGTATACTTTAGGGAATGCTTTCAAGTCACCATCGACTGGGTAGCGAACCTGTGCGTATCCACCTGTAGGCTTTAGTACTATTGTAATGCCCCTGTCAAGTTTATAAAAGTAGAATAGGCGGGCTTTACCTGCTGGGCCCTCTTCGGCCACAGGGGTTGTGAAAATGTATTCAGTCATAAGTCCTCCTAATGAACTCACCCCAAGGGGTAGGTTTCTAGGCCTACCCTTCAGAGTCAATCAACTAGAGAGCTGCGATTGAGGAGCCTGATTCAATACGGAACAGTGCTTCTTCACGATAACGTGCAAAGCCGAGTACGCCGTACCAACCCATTGGGCGGAAGCGCATCAACTTATCGGTTACGTTTCCGATAACAATGTGTGGCTCTTCTGCAACAGCTTCAGCAAGTGCTTGCTGTCCGCAGAGGATAGTATCAAATACGCGTGTTACTGGAGTTACAGTTACAACAGTAGTTGCTGTTACAGCAGCAGTGTTAGCAACATCTACAGTGAATGTAGTTGTTGAACCTGAAGTGCTGATAGCAGAAATCTTTGCTGTAGAAGCAATGCCAGTTCCAGAAATCTTGTCGCCAACCTCAGCGCGAGTTGCAATTACAGCAGAAGAAGCAACACCAAAGGTGAAGCCTGTTGATGTACCTGCAACGGTTACTGCGGTTGTGGCAAGAGCGGTCTGGTCTGCGCCATCTTTAGCGCTTGGCAAACGAGAAGACTCAACAAAGAATGCTCCTTCGTAATCGCCAATTTCTCCAGCCCATACGTTATTAACGGCTGGGTCAGAGTTGATGTGAGCGAAGTTCCAGCCTAGGTTTCCAGACTCTGCACGCAGGTCGTGGGAAACTTCTGGGTGGATACCGCACCAGTAGTAAGAGCCACGGCGAGCCTTGGCCTTATTAGCACGGAGTTTAGCGACAGCCCTACGGATGTCTGCTGAATCAATTGTTGCGGCTGCGGCAATTGTTGCGGTGCTTGTAGCAGTGCTACCACCGTAAATTACGTTAGTTCCGCCGACAAGAGTTGTTGAAACAACTTTGTCAATAGAATCAGCAAGGTTATATGCAATGATATTTGCAATTGCTGGGTCTACATCTGCTAGTGAGAATAACTCAAGAGCGCGGGTTACTAGAACAGCATTGCCATACTCATTGAGAGTAATGGTTACTGATGTTGGGGTTGTAAGAGCAACTGCATCTGGGTCTGTTGTTTCAGTCAGAGTACTTGTTGCTGAGTCTAGGTCAACATAGCGCTGTAGCACTACGGTTGAGCCTGGTATTGCTTGTCTAGCGGGGCGTTTGTCTGCGACTGAACGAAGTAGTGGTTCAGAACGTAGCGCAAACTCAAGAAGACGGTCATACGCCTTCTGTACTAGACCAGCTCCACCTACTGTTCCACCTAATGTGGCGGAACCTGTTGATGTAAATGCATTGGCCATTTTTTTGCGTCACCTCCAGTGACTATGAACGGTTATTGTTGTTGTGACTGAAGTATAGATAGTAGCTCTTCCGCTGAAGTAGCTTGTTTCATGCGTTGCTCTACATCTAGCCCTCTGTCAGGTGTCAAAGCACCTTGT